GTTGGGAATAGTTACGAACTTTAGCTTTACTTCCAACACCGACGGCGGTTACGATTGTAGTTTAAAATTGATGAGTTTAGGCGTTTTGGGTGAAAGCGTTAGAGTTAACAACGTAAACAGTCTAACAAAAGTATTTAGCGCAGCGGTACAAAAGCTCATAAATAACGCAAACGCTGTAATTCGTAGAAATTATGAAAATGCAATAGCCGCTCAGATCCAGAGTGCTTCTCAAAACGCTAGCACGATTGGTATGTGGCCACAGTGTTTTAAAACACTAGTTGACGCTGGTACTGCTAAAATACGGCGATTGTTCGACGGTACGCACGTTATAGAATATCAAGACGTTAGAAATAAGATACTGTATTATTTTTATTATAATGGAAGATACGTGGACGCAAACAATCAACAAAAAGTGGGAGATTGGAAGTGCGTTGGTAATATTTTATACATTGATGGAAATAGATTAATATTAAACGATCAATTTACGTATTCTCAAGCGGTTAATAGAGACAATATTAATAAGGTAAAAAGATATACTAGTGGATGGATTAAAAACTCTAGTCAATTTGAACAATTCAATTATATATACGCAGAAGAAAATACTGTTTTTATTGCATTTGAAAAATTTCAAAAAATAATTTCACCAAGAGACGATACATTTAAAGCTAAGTTAGATTTTGATCAAATAGGCATTAATTCTGAAAATCTATGGAGTGTACCACCTCGTCTTCGATTTGAAGATCCGAGAGAAGTTGTTAGTGATAATAATAAATTAACTAGAGGATCTGGTGTTAACGCGTTTTTGATGTCTTCTTTTAGTGAAAATACCTATAACAACATAAATTATAACTCAATAACCCGATATGAAGTTGAAGCAACTAATAAAATATTAGAGAGAGCATATTTTTATGATTCAAAGTATAAATTAAATAACGAATACATAGAGTTTACAATAAATGTATCTTATGAATTAGAGGATGAGTCATTAAAAACAGTAAATTATGTTGATGATATAGAAAAAAGATTGAATGATATAATTTCAAATAAAGATACGCCATTCGAAGTAAAAATAACCCGTTTTAGTAACTTAAGAGAGGGAGTTGATAAATTAAAATATCAAATAGATGGAACCTTTCCTATAAATGTAACCGAAACAATTACTCGCAGTTCACCAACAGGAGGAACATTAACTAAAACGCAAACAAAACCAAAAACAGTAACTTATAGAATTGAATTTGACGATAGCGATATATTCAAAGACATTCAAATAGAACCAGGATCAAACAGCCTAACCGGAAATTTAATAGATGCTACTGCAGCTGCTGAACAACAACCGCAAACTCAAGAAACACAGGAAGAGGAAGGTCCAACCTTGTTACAGTCATCTGAAATACAAAATAAAGAAGCAGCTCAATACAAATCCCAACTAGAGATAATACTTAGGGCTATACAATTGAACTCCTTTGCTACGGTTGAAAACATAACAGGAGTTACTAAAATACCGTGGTTAAAAAGCGATAATAATAAAACAAATAAAACATTTGTAAAAGACCTCTTTATAAACGGGGCTTTCACAAAAGATTTTGATTATTTAACAAGCCCAAAGGTGTTAACTACGCAAGAAATAGAAGACTATTACACAAAACAAAATAGCGATCACCGGTTTAAAATTCAAGCTTTGTTTGGTTTTCACAAAGCTTTGATGTACGAGAATTACGACGAGGGACTAAAAAATTCTTTTTTAGAAAAATTAAACGAGGGAAAATACCAGGTAGATTTTGAACAGTTATTCACTTCTTACATAATACCCTACAGACAGAGTCAGAGTTTGATAGAGGGCGTTGACATTCACTACCCGTGTTATATACCATTGTCTTGGTTCTTTTTTATATTGAATCACTGTTGTTTGCTTTACGACACTAGTAAGAAAGACTCTAACGTACCTTTGTTTTATTTGGATTTCAACCCCAAGTCAAACGTGTGTCAAACTTCACCAAGCTCGTTAACAACCGATCCGTTGAAGTTTGTGATACCATTTAACGGTAATCTTAGTGATTATAAAGTAATCTTTGATAAATTGTTAGTTAATAACGAAAAGGTATTGGGTGATGAATCAGATCCAGAGAATAAATTACCACAACAAAAATTGTGGAACGAGGATAGCATTTCTCAATCAATACCAAAAACAATAGATGGTGAGGATAAAAACGGCTATAGATCTAAGTTTTTAAATACGTTGGTTAGCATAGATTACCTTTTGAGTTCAATTAAATCTTTCTCATTTAAAGACGAAACAGACAGCGTTTATTTTAAGGCTTTGATTGAAAACGTTTTAGCGGATTTGAGTAGGTATACAGGTTTAAATAACGCGTTTAGATTAAGCTATTGCGATGAAGCTAACTGTTTCGCAGTAGTCGATGATCAATTTGTTCCAGGCGTAGCAATGGCAAACACTGTAGATGCATTAACTGAAAATGCGCATAAAAAATACAAAAGATTGGGATTAAGCACACAATGCGAATTGCCGCTATTCGGTAAAAAATCGGTAGCGAGGGATTTTAGAATCAGTACAGACATCAGCACAAAACTTGCGAGTATGCTTGCGATATCCGCAAACGCAGATGTTGGTAACAGAACAACAGCCGCAACTGATGCGACAACCTTTGGTAAACCTAACATAGGACTGGAAGATAGATATAAAACGGTTATAACCGCTAACCAAGACAATGAGCTCAACAAAAAAGCAAACGATAGGAATGTAGTTAGATCTGAAAGAGAGGCCGCTCAGCAATTCAATAACGCTATATCCATGTTTTACAAAGGCGCGCCAATAGGAGGAACAACTGGGGATGCGATAACAGAAAATTACACGTCTCACGCCACGTCTTACTACGTAGAACGCGTTGCCAAACTAAGGGGAGAGGACTCCGGTTCTGAATCTACCATGGTATTACCGTTATCTATCGACTTTTCGACAGACGGAATTTCAGGTTTGTCAATGATGCAAGGTTTTACCGTTAACGATCAACTGTTACCCTACTCGTATACTTCTACAAATCTAAGTCGATTAAAAGGCAAAGATAGAAGAGTGGGATTCGTTGTTACAGGCTTGAATCACACGATAGAAAACAACACTTGGACCACAGAAGTAAAAGGCAACATGTATTTTATCAAGAGTAAAGAAGACTTTAATAGACAGGCCGGTAAACAAGCTCAGGGTAACTTTGTTATTCCTTTGTTACAAACATTTAACCAATCTTCTGCAAACACAGAATATACGACTGATAATAAACAATCTTCACAAGAAGCAAAAACCGTGGCAGAAAAATATTTAGGTAGATCAATGTCAGATCAAGAATGGAGTCAATTAGTTTCTGCAGTATTTGCTGAGGCTAGTAGAAATACGACTGAAGAAGCATGGGTAATGGCAGTGATACTAAATAGAACTAGAACTAAATTTAATAAAGCTAATACAATAACAGATGTGTTAACTCAAAAATTCCAATTCCAATCTGTTACAGGGGATAAGAAGAATGGATATAGGCCTAAAGAAAATTATATAAAAGGACCTTCCTCAAGGCAAGCTAATTCTATATATAATGCGACTAAGATATTGGAGACAATACCAGAAAATTATTTATATTTTACGTCTAATGTAGTTGCAGCATACAAAGACGTACCAAACGGTTTAAATTTTAGAGATTCATTGTTGAAAAAAGGCGGAAAAATAATAGGCGATACTATATTCTCAACAACAGCGTAATATGTCAATAAGATACTATCCATCATTTAGAGTAAAGACAAATTTAAGAACAGAGGGAAGCGACTTTCTCTTGAACGGAAAACCGTACAGGGGTTTTTATTACCAAACCTTTGACAGCAGGTTCTATTCAGGCAAGAATCCAGCTACTGGTAAAAACGAGAGACTCACTCCAATCTCTACGTACGAGAACGCTCCCGGCATAAACGACTACGTTGCCCCGTATTCTGCTGTTGAGAAATTCGCTTCTTCAACAGGAGTAAAAAGACTGACCGCCGTACAACCAAACAAAACAGAACCCGTGTCTTATTATCCCACACCAACTGAGCAAGACTACAAAAAGGGCTCAATAGTTAGGTACTTTGTGAAGAGGATCAACGATCAGGGATACGTAAAAGAAATATCGCAAGAAGAGTATGCTTCGATAAAAAACGGTACAGCCACTTACGACGTATCTTTCTACCAAATAGCCGAGCTTTTTTGGAAACTAACTGGACCTATAAACACTGTTAGGCTTTCTCAATACGACATAAGAGCGGGCATAGTTGATACAAATAAGCGACTCACTGAAAACTTAGACAAAACTTTCCTTGGAATAAAAGCGTTCATAGGTGAGGAGTACGCGAAATTTTCAAGAGTCACCCAATAGATAAGTTTTTCTGGCTAATTTATAGCAATTATATTGCGTTAAAATAAAGGTTATATGTATTTTTTGATTGAGACAGAAGATCAACTGCGATCTTTACCGATAACTGATACTTGTTTTGTACAAGCAGTTCCTTACAACTACAATTATAATCCTGTTTTATCAAAAGCGTGTCTGTTCTATTATAGAACAAAAGATAAGGGTTACATAATGTCCATAGATCACTCTGAAACCTTTTCTCTAAAGGAATGTCTTATTGTAGATTTTATAGAAAAACACAAAAAGGTATTCTTACTAAACAAAAAATTCCACTCAAAATACTTTAACACAAAAAATGCTGTGGATCTTTTGTTCACAGAGTTAGAGTTAAACGGAGAAATATCAAATCAAGAACTAAGGACAACAGTACAGATAGATTACGATAGAAGATTTTACGATTTAGATTATTTAAACAAAGTTCTACCTATAACTAAACACTACGAACACTTAGAGAACCTGTACGATAAATACAGCGAGTACATAAAAAAGTGCGCTAGTAACGAAAAGATAGACAAAGTTATAGAAGCGTACGATTACGTTGAAAGGTCACCCATAAGAGTTAAATTACAGGACTTTTTAACAGTTAATTCAGTAAAAAATCAAAGCGTGTTTGTAGAAGGAGACCTAGTGTACGGAAACTATAATTTGTACAATCAAACGGGACGTCCCACAAACTCTTTTAACGGGGTTAACTTTCTTGCAATACCAAAGAAAGAAGAACACAGAAAGTGCATCATTCCCAGTAACGACTACTTTGTTGAGTTTGATTTCGATGCTTACCACGTGAGATTGATAGCTAACGAATTAGGCATCAAACTACCAGACACCTCTGTCCACGAGTACTTGGCCAAGCAGTACCTCCAAAAGGACAACATATCAGAGAGCGAATACAAACAATCCAAGACAGAAACCTTCTCTGCGCTGTATGGGAACGCATCCGGTAAGCACCATCACGTACCGATCATAAAAGCGATACATGATCTATCCCAAAAAATAACGCGCAGGTACGACTCGGATGAGCTCCTGGAGCTGCCTACCGGAGTAAAAATACACAAAAAGTGCGGTCCGGATTCTAATAAGATATTCAATTACTATGTACAGAATTTAGAAACTTACAATAACGTTGAAAAAATACTGCAATTGAAGAAATTGCTAAAAGGCAAAAAGACAAGGCTTTTACTCATAACATACGATTCGTTTTTGTTCGATTATTCGGTAGAAGACGGTAAAGAGTTGCTTGTGAGCATCAAGAGCACTTTAGAGAAAAACAACACTCCGGTGAAGTTTAAATACGGTAAAGATTACTCCTTCATATAATTTAATATATTTATAGATACTAGTTATGATGTTTTTACAAGAAGACGAACTTTCAAGAGAAATGATGACAAACAAACTGTTCTGTACATTCACAACAGAAGAACATTTGGACGAGCTAATATCAGAAATAAATAGGGAATACCCAGTTCTTTATAAAAAGATTTTTGTGCTAAGTTCCCCAGACTCCGAAGAACTGATGTGCACATATAACATAGACTACGAGGTTACCCAACCACGCATAATAAAAAATACGATACTTGTTCACAGAAAAAAAGAAACAAACACGCTATACACAATAAACTCTTTGAACGCTTTGATCATGAGTTTAAACGGAGGAGTGTTGAACAACAAGTATCCAATTCACTGGCCAGACTACAGAAACTCGATATTGCTAGTGCAAGACGGGGGTTTCAAAAAGAGAAACACCGAAGTTAAAAAGGTAGTACACTTGTAACGTAATCTTTAGATTTTAACTCTTTTCACATATATTTACTCAATAAAGTTACAAAAATTATGGACATCAAGCAGTTACGCGCACGCCTTGAAGCGCTACAGAACCCTAAGAGTTCTCAAAAAGGCGATTTACCAAAGACCCTATGGGCACCGACTGTTGGAAAGCATTCGGTTAGAATTGTACCTTCTATGTACAATAAAACAAATCCGTTCACAGAGCTTTATTTCCACTACGAGATTGGCAACAAAACGATGATTTCTTTGACAAATTTTGGAGAGAAGGATCCCATCGTAGAGTTCGCGCAAAAGCTTAGAAAATCCTCAGAAAGGGAGGATTGGATGCTTGCAAAGAAGCTTGAACCAAAGATGCGAGTTTTTGCTCCCGTTATCGTTAGAGGACAAGAAGACAAAGGCGTCATGTTATGGGGCTTCGGAAAACAAATCTTTATGGACTTGTTATCTATTGCTGAAGACGAGGACGTAGGAGACTACACAGACGCTCTCTCTGGCAGAGATATAACTATCGAGACGCTGGGAAAGGAAACAACAGGTCTTACTTACAACAAATCTACGATCAGAGTTAGAACAAAAGTTACGCCTCTTTCAGAAAACGCAGACGAGATCAAGAAGTGGTTACAAAACCAACCCGATCCAAAAGCGCAATTTAAAAAATACGGTTATGACGAATTGAAAGCAGCTCTTTTGGGTTACTTGAATCCAGAATCTGAAGAAGAAACAACCACTACGACTGTAGCGCCACAAAAGCCCGCAGAAGAGCAAACAACTGGTGATTTACCCTGGGAGAAAAAACCAGAGGGTGAGTCAAACAAAAAGTACTCTTTAAATACATCGAAACCAGACGTTGACTCTAAGATAGACGAATTATTCGATTTCTAACAACCACATAAAAGCCCCTCTAACGAGGGGCATTTTAATCTAATATGGCAAAAGCTACAAAAAGTTTGAATGGCGCCATTTCCGGAGCAGTGAAGGGCCAATTCAATTTAGAGAATTTTAAAAAGAAAAAGAACTTAAGCACAACTTCCGTAAAGTTTAAGGACGATAGGTGGATACCTCTCTCAAAAGCTTTTCAAGAGGCTTTACAGATTCCTGGTTTACCGATCGGTCACATATCGCTTTTAAGAGGGCACTCAGACACAGGAAAAACAACGGCTTTATTGGAAGCAGCAGTATCGTGTCAAAAGATGGGCGTACTGCCGGTGTTCATTATCACAGAGATGAAGTGGTCTTGGGAACACGCAAGACTCATGGGACTTCAATTCAACGAAGTCGCAGATTCAGATGGAGTTGTTTGCGATTACGACGGCTTCTTTATATACGTAGATAGAGAAAAGTTGAATTGCGTTGAAGACGTTGCAGCGTTTATCGCAGACATACTAGACGAACAAAAGAAGGGCAACTTGCCTTACGACCTTTGTTTCTTCTGGGACTCTGTTGGTTCGATACCGTGTAAAATGTCTGTAGATAAGTCCACTAACAATAACGAGTGGAACGCAGGAGCTATGTCACAGCAGTTCGGTAACTTCATCAACCAAAGAATAGTATTGTCAAGAAAGGAAAGTCAACAGTACACAAACACGCTCATCGCTATTAACAAAGTGTGGGTGGCAAAGCCTGACAATCCAATGAGTCAACCAACCCTACAGAACAAAGGGGGTAATACCATGTACTTCGACGCTTCTCTAGTTATCACTTTCGGTAACGTAGCAAAGGCGGGTACAAACAAAATCAAAGCAACTAAAGGCGGTAAAGATATCGAATTTGCTAAAAGAACAAGAATATCCTGCGATAAGAATCACGTTACTGGGGTTACAGCTGTCACAAAAGTGATAATGACTCCCCACGGATTTATTGCTGATTCACCGTCGTCTATAAACAATTACAAAAACGATCATTCGGAAGAATGGATGAAAGTGTTCGGATCAACAGACTTTGAATTGATAGAAGAGCAAGTGGAAACCTCAGTAGTTTACGACGATACAGAATAAAAACAAACAATGAAAGAAGATTATAAAAAAATGTTCGACTCTCTCACAGAACAAAAAGAGGAGTTGAATATAGACAGTCGTGTGTTGTTGATAGACTCTTTGAACATGTTCATGAGGTCTTTCGCAATAATACAACACACAAACAAAAGTTTAACACCTATAGGAGGCCTAACAGGTTTCCTTAGGTCGTTAGGCAGCTCGATAAGCCTCGTAAGACCAACGAGAGTTATACTAGTTTTCGATGGCAAAGGTTCTTCGACAAACAAGAGGTACATATATCCAGAGTACAAAGCAAACAGAGGCATAAGAAGGATAACCAACTGGGATCACTACGAGAATCAAGAAGATGAGTCAGAATCCATGACTAACCAACTTGTTAGATTGATAGAATACCTAAAGTGTTTACCCGTAGATCTTGTTTCTATTGACAAAATTGAAGCAGACGACGTGATAGGACGCTTAGCAAAGAAGTACGGAAAAGAAGTCACCGTAGTTTCAAGCGATAGGGATTACTTGCAATTGGTCGACGATAGGATAACTGTGTTTTCTCCCACAAAAAAGATATTCTACAATAAACGTAGAGTTCTAGAGGAATACGGTGTACACCCAAACAATTTCTTGATTCAGAAGATGCTTCTCGGAGACACTGGTGATAACGTTCCAGGCGTCAACGGTCTTGGCCAAAAGACACTATTGAAGGAGTTTCCAAAGCTGGCCAACGAGACGCCAGTAACCCTGGAAGAGATTTTGGAAGTTTGCGAAGGCGGAAGTAAGAAAGTTCATGGAAATGTATTAAGTTTCAAGAACCAACTGAAGATAAACCAGTTGTTGATGGACCTTAACAATCCTAACATACCTGATGAAGACGTACTCGCTCTCGAAAACATGCTACTAGAACCGTATAAGCATTTTGATTCCCAGGAATTTGTAAAATTGTATAACGAAGACGATTTAGGCGCTAGCATAAAAGAACCGAGATCGTGGCTATACAAAAATTTTAACGAACTAAGTAAATACAAAATGTAATATGAGTACACTAAATACGTTGCAACAATACGGGGTTGGATTTCAGATAAAAGTGTTGTCTTCTTTGCTAAAACATAAAGAGTTTCTACACGGTATATACGATATTTTAAATCACGAAGAGTTCGATAATCCTGCGCACCGTTGGATTGTTTCAGAAACTCTAAAGTACTATTCCAAGTACCACACTAATCCAACGCCAGAGTACATGGCTGTAGAAGCCAAGAAATTGGATAATGAGATTTTAAAGATAAGCGTAGTAGAACAGTTAAAAGAGTGCTTAAAAGCCATTAACGAAGACAGGGAATACGTTGAGATCGAGTTCAGCAACTTCTGTAGAAACCAAAAGCTTAAGCAAGCGTTGATGAGTTCTGTAGAAATGTTAACCAAGGGTCAATACGACGATATCAGATCTACAATCGATCAAGCTCTAAAGGCGGGTCAAAGTCGAGACATCGGACACGAATACGAAAAAGACATAGAAACTAGATACCGCTTGGAAGAACGCGGAGCAGTTCCAACAGCTTGGGAACACATAAATGAGTTATTGATGGGAGGTTTAGGAGGCGGAGATTTGGGCATGGTATTGGGATCCCCAGGTGGAGGTAAGTCTTGGTTTTTAATTAATCTGGGCGCAATGGCTGTAAAGGCTGGATACAACGTGAATCACTACACTTTGGAGCTTTCTCAAGAATACGTAGCAAAAAGGTACGATTCTCTATTCACAGGCATTGAGTTTCAAAACATACACAAGAAAGAGAACAGAGAGTTGATAGAAAGCACAATACAACAGCTGCCAGGCAAACTGTTAGTTAGAGAATATCCAATGGGAAAAACAACTGTATCAACAATAGAAACTCACATTCAAAAGTGCGTCAGTCTGGGAAACAAACCAGATCTGGTGATAATAGACTACGTGGATCTGATAAAATCAAGATCTAAGTCGAGCGAAAGAAAGGACGAGATAGACGATGTATACACTTCTGTGAAAGGTCTTGCTAGACAGCTCAAGCTTCCAATATGGACTGTAAGTCAAGTTAATAGAATGGGAAGCAAAGACGATATCATCGAAGCGGATAAGATAGCTGGTTCTTACGATAAGATCATGATTGCCGATTTCGCAATGTCTCTATCTAGAAAAAGGGAAGACAAATTGAACGGCACAGGTAGAATTCACGTCATAAAGAACCGATTCGGTTCAGACGGCATGACTTTTGCTGCTA